CAAAATCAAATGGAAAAATGCAGTGCCTATGGTGATTGATGAATGTCACAAAAAAAAGGTGTAGACGATGGCTAAAAAGAAAGAACTAACGCTTAAAGAACGCGACCAAGTGGAAGCCCTTGCCGCGTATCTAAACCAAGAGCAGATTGCAGACTTTCTCGGTATTGCCCGGAAAACATTTGCAAGGATGCTAAAGGACGACCCGACCCTTTTTACCCAATATAAAAAGGGGAAAGCGAAAGCGATAGGCAAGGCGGCTGAAACTGTTCTGAATGAAATCCGCAAGGGGAATCTGACCGCCGCATTTTTCTATCTGAAAACGCAAGCCGGATGGCGTGAAAACCTTGACGTTACTAGCGGCAATCAACCCATTGGAGCGCCTAAACAAATTAACGTGGTCGGACGCAAGGCAGGAAGTAAAACAGACCGTAAGAATGGCGATAATGAGGAAGATGGCAAAACGCCCGGAGCAGAATAGATGGCAGAACTTGTCACTGATGCTGACTTTGAGGATGATGACGAAGCGGTAGAAATCGAGGAAGTAGAGATCCCCGATCCGCTTGTTCATGTTTTCGAAGAACCGCTACGGTCATTACGTTACCGTGGGGCTTACGGTGGTCGAGGGTCTGGTAAGTCGTACAACTTCGCTAAGATGGCGGCTCTGTTCGGATCAAACGAGCCTTTACGCATTCTGTGTGCGCGTGATATTCAAGCCAGCATTGCCGAATCGTTTTATGCCGAGCTAAAGAACGCCATCGAGTCTACGCCGTGGCTAGCTCCCCTTTACGACATTAAAAAAGACAAGATCGAGGGGTATAACGGTACTAAGTTCTTTTTCCGTGGCTTGCGCCATAACATGAGCAACATTAAGTCAATTGCTCAAGTAAATTTGTGCATAGTTGAGGAAGCAGAGGACGTTGGCGAGGATAGTTGGGTTGATTTGATACCATCGATCCGGCATCCGGGCTCTGAAATTTGGGTGATCTGGAACCCTAAAAAACTTGGCTCCGCTACTGATAAAAGGTTCAGGCAACATACACCGCCCCGGTCGCGCATTGTCGAACTTCAATACTACGATAATCCGTGGTTTCCTGATGTATTGGAAGAAACCCGGCTTGATGATAAAGGAGTTTTACCTTGCGAACTTTACGCTCATATATGGCTTGGTGCTTATTACCAACACACTGACGCGCAGATATTCGCCGGGCGCTATGATGTTGAGGAATTTACACCGGGGGCAGATTGGAATGGACCTTATTGCGGATTGGATTTTGGTTTTTCACAAGATCCTACCGCTGGCGTTAAGTGTTGGGTTCACGATAACGTGCTTTATATAGAGTATGACGCTGGCAAGGTGCAGTTAGATATTGACGATACAGCGGAATACTTTAGGAGAATGATCCCCGGATTTAACGAACAGCCAATTAGTGCTGACTCTGCTCGCCCGGAGTCAATTAGCTACCTCAAAAAGAACGGAATGCCTAAGATCCGGGCTGTTGAAAAATGGCCTAATTCAGTCGTTGAGGGCATTGAGTTCATAAAATCGTTTAAGCGTGTTGTAATTCACCCACGTTGCAAAGCGACAAAAAATGAATTTGAATTATACTCATACAAAGTCGATAGGCTGACGAAAGAAGTTACAACGGATATAGTAGATAAGTACAATCACTATATTGATGCGATACGATATGCACTATTTAAGATGATACGGCAGAAAACGGAGCCGAGAGTGCGTTCACTTTGAGCAGGGGATCTAAAATGTTTGGAATTGGCAAGCTGTTCCGCAAGGCTTCAAAAACAACCGAATCGGGTGGCTTTGCAAATAACCGCCCGGTTTGGAATATGGGGCGAAAATTCAAAAGCTATGCTGATGAGGGCTTTGAAAAAAACGTAGTTGTTTATCGGGGCATTGATAAAACAGCTAAAGCCGTGGCTAGCATCCCTATATATGCGAAGTCGGTTCGTGGCAAGCGCGATGACAAATCAGATCTAGCAAAGTTAATTCAGAAACCTAACTTGATGCAGACAGGCTCTGATCTAATGGAACAAATTGCCGGGTTCTATATGCTGGCTGGTAATTCATACCTTGAAAAAACCATGCTGAGTGATAGCCGTGTCGGTGAGCTTTATTGCTTGCGTCCTGACCGCATGAGCATTAAGCCGGGCTCCACCGGAATCCCTAAAACTTATCAGTTCGCAGTTGCAAACGAGGAACCAGTATTTTTCCCGGTGGATGAGATCCGGGGGTACTCTGACATACTCCACATGAAACAATTTAACCCGACAAACGATTGGTATGGCTTATCGCCTTTATCCGCTGGTGCATTCGCCGTGGATCAGCACAACGAAACGATGCAAGCCATGCAGTCCATGTTGGCAAATGGTATGGTTCCGTCCGGGGCATTAAAGACCAATGAAGAATTGAGCGACCCGGCATATAAACGCCTAAAAGAGCAAATGCAGGAGAAGTCTGGCTCCCGGAACAGCGGTAAAACATTGTTGTTAGAAAATGGCGTAACTTGGGAGCAGATGGGCGTATCGCCTGACAATATGATGATGATTGAGACCAAGTACAGTTCGGCGCGTGATATTGCGCTGGCGCTTGGTGTTCCACCGCTGTTGCTCAATATCCCCGGCGATGCGACCTATTCAAATTATAAAGAAGCCCGGCTAGCTCATTATGAGGAAACAGTAATACCGCTTGCTGAATACATCATTGATTCCATGAACCGTTGGTTAGCTCCTTATTTTGGGGGGCAAACACTGGCTCTTGATTTAGATCGGATTCCGGCTATTTACGAGAAGCGTTTAACGCTTTGGGATATGGCTAACAAATCGAATGACCTAACTATCAATGAACGCCGAAAAATAAAAGGTTACCCACCTGTGGAGGGCGGCGATACCGTGTTTGTTGGCTCCGGGCAGGTGCCTATTTCTTTCGCTGATGATGGCTTGCCCGGTGAGGGCGAAGTAACGGAAGAATAACATGGGCGGCATTACCGGGTTCGACAGAGCAAAAGAGCTACATATTCAAAAGATCATGATCGGGCGCATGGTCGGTAAATATCGGGCAGGGTTTCAGCGCGAAATAGTAAGTGCTATGCGTCAAGCGGCTGTTGACGTTTCTCGCGGTGGTGATGGTGATGATATACGAGCACAACATGAACAAAATCTAGCTCGTATGCTTGACTCGCTTTGGCGTGAATCCGGGAACATGATGGGGAGTCGTGTTTATAACGCAAGCAATGCAAAACATGGTCGCTTTAACCTTTTGGTAAAAGCTGAGGACCCGGTTCAACCGTGGATGAGTGCATTGCTAGGATGGATTGCAGATCGCAGTGGGGTAAAGGTAAAGCAAATTAGCGACACGACTGTAAAGCAGGTTCGTGAATTTGTGCGCCGGGGTGTCGCAAATGGCGATGGTTTAGAAGATATAGCCGAGAGCATTCGGGATAACTCTGCTGTAATAGGTGGCTCCCGATCACAGACAATTGCTAGAACAGAAGTTCATAACGCCGCCATGTATGGATCATACGAGGGCGCTATGGCTACCGGGTTCGATATGGTCAAGGAATGGATCGCATCAAATGATGGCGCTACTAGGGAAGAACACAATGCGGTCGATGGTGAGCAGGTAGAAATGAACGACTACTTTTATGTTGGTGATTCGCAGTTGCTTCATCCCGGCGGTGATGGTGAGCCAGCCGATGTTATAAATTGTCGTTGCGGAATAGCCTATAATACGGTTTAGCAATCAGTTATTTTTTGCGCTATGCTACTAAAAACAGTGTTCAGGGGTTGATATGAAACAGAAATTTTACACCGCGCCAGTAGAGCTTAAAGAGCTTGACGAAGAAACTGGCGAGTTTGAGGGCTACGCAAGCGTTTATAACATCGAAGATTCGGACGGTGATATAATCATGCCGGGTGCCTTTGCCGAAGCTGTAACGAAAATGAATGAGGGCAAGCGCCCTAAAATGCTTTGGCAACACAATCCGTCTGCTCTTGTCGGTTCATGGCTTGAAATGCGCGAAGATGATAAGGGGCTTTATGTCCGGGGTCGTACCCTTGAAGAAGTGGAAAAGGGGCGCGAAGCAAGGGCATTGATGAAAGCTGGCGAACTCGATGCCATGAGTGTCGGATTCAACGTATTGCAAGAAGAACCTAACCGCGATTCTCGGTGGGGCTCTAAAATCCAATTAGCCGACCTTTGGGAGATCAGCTTAGTTACGTGGGGCGCTAACCCACAAGCTAAGATCCAGTCGGCAAAACATATCGAACGTGTTCTGCGTGATGCAGGATATAGCCGAAAAGAAGCCACGGCGATTGCCAGTGGTGGGTACAAAACAGCATTCGGTCAGAGCGAATCTGGTGATGCTGAGGTACAAGATGTACTTAGTAACTTAATCAAAACTATCAAAGGGGGCAATCATGCCACGCGATAACAACTTACCGGATTCGCTAGAATCGACAATTAATGAATTAAACCAAACTTTTGACGACTTTCGTGAAAAGAACGACCAGCGATTAAAAGAAGTTGAGCAGTTTGGTAAAGCAAAGGGCGAATTGGAAACTCAGGTTACCAAAATGTCTGGTCGCATTGGCGAACTTGAGAAACACGCCGAAAAACTTGCTGATGTAGAAAAGGCACTTGCTCGCCGCCAGTCACAAGGCGATGGCACTGGTGCAGATTTGCAGAAACAAGCTGATGAGTTCATGCAAATCGCTTGTAAGCGCCGGGGCATTCCGGTCGAAGCGTTGAGCGTTGATGAGTATCAGGCTTATCGCAAGTCGTTCAACCAGTGGATGCGTAAGGGCGATACTATTAGCGCGGATCATCAAAAAGCGTTATCTGTTGGTACTGACCCGGATGGCGGTTACTTGGTTGACCCTGATACTAGCGGTCGCATTGTTCAAAAGGTTTTTGAAACTTCGCCCATGCGTAGCTTTGCGTCAGTTCAAACCATCGGTACTGATTCGTTAGAGGGCTTGCTTGATAACGATGAATTGATGAGCGGTTGGGTTAATGAAACCGAAACACGCGAAGAAACTGACACGCCGCAACTCGGCAAGTGGTCTATCCCGGTGCATGAGCTATATGCTCAGCCAGCGGCAACGCAAAAGATGCTCGATGATAGTTCGATCAACATCGAAGCATGGCTATCTAACAAGGTTGCTGATTCTTTCAGCCGTAAAGAAAACGCGGCGTTCGTTAATGGCGATGGTTCTGGCAAACCTCGCGGTTTCCTGACCTATCCTGATGGCACTAAGCTAACCGGGCAGATTGAGCGCGTTAAAACTGGTGTAAGTGGCGGCTTTGCTACCGATGGCACTGGTGCTGATGCGTTAATCAACTTTGTGTACAAGCTGAAACAAGCGTATCGCGCTCGCGGTAACTTCTTCATGGCGCGTCAGACTATGGCGGATGTTCGAAAGTTGAAGTCTGCCGATGGTCAGTACTTATGGCAACCGGGTATTGCTGGCTCACAGCCTAGCCGTTTAATGGGCTATGGCATTGGTGAGTTTGACGACATGCCTGTGCCTGCGGATGGCTCACTGTCTATCGCCTTTGGTGATATGCGTAGTGCTTACCAAGTCGTTGATCGCGCTGGCATTCGCGTATTGCGCGACCCGTACACTAAAAAGCCTTATGTCATGTATTACACGACTAAGCGCGTTGGTGGCGATGTGGTCAACTTTGAAGCGCTGAAACTGTTGCAGTTCAGCGCATAATTATAGTGCCGGGGTTCGCCCCGGCTCTGTTTGGCTTAAATAATTCGAGGGGATTACCATGCCAGTTAAAGATTTAGCAAATAACGTACAGGTAAACGATGGCTCTGTTGCTGTTGATATTCGCAACTATCAATCTGTGATCGCTATTGGTGCGTCAGCAATCACGCTGGAAGAATCAGACGATGGCTCAAGTTTCACCGATGTCGCGGCTGATGATCTGATCACTCCGGTTGGTGGCTCTGAACAAAATAGCGCATTTCAGGTTGGTTACCGTGGTTCAAAACAATATCTGCGTTCGGGTGTAGGAACGTACATCGTGGGCGGTGATTTGAACCGAGTGCCACCGGGTTCCGATTTGGAATCATAAGAAAGCGACAGCCCTTTGGCGTAAGCTGAGGGGCTTTTTTTGATCATTGATGGAGTAAAGACCATGCTAAAAGCTAAAGTTACCAAAAAAGAATATACGTTTGCTCGCCGTGGCGTTGAGGTCGTTACTGTGGGTAAAGGTGAGATTTTGCTTGGCGAAGATGCTGAAATCGCGATCAATTCTGGCGTTGCCGAAGAAGTAAAAGAAGCGGATAGCTCAAAAGAGCCTGAAAAAACCACCAAATACGGTGCAGAAAATGAATCAGGCGATAGTAATGGCGACAATAGTAGTAGCGATAATAGCGAGGGAAGCGAAGAAGATGACGACCCGGAGCTATCAGAGGGGAATGGCAAAAAACCTGAAAAAAACAAGCCAGCAAAAAGCCCAAGCAAGAAAAAATAAGGGTTAGCCAATGTTTACGATGACAGGCGATAAGTTAGTAACACCACCAGCATCAAAACCCATTGAAGCATCAGAGGTTCAAGGGTATTTGATGATCCCTGCTGGTCAGGACGATACGATCATTAACATGATGATTGATGCGGCGATTGAATTTGTCGATTCGCACCTAAGTGTTGCCCTAATCACTCAAGAATGGGAAATGACTTTTGACCGTTGGAGTTCCAGCGGTACAGCTTGGTGGGATGGGGTAGTTGATGGCTCGATCAGTGAGTTACATAATGGGCGAGAAATTGAAAAAGAATTAAATAAATACCCTTTGCAGTCGCTTGAGTCTGTCACCGTAGATGGCAAGACAGCCAGCGTTGACTTGTTTAACGTAGACACAATTCGTATGCCGGGGCGCATCGTCGTTAAATATGGTCAAGTTTTGCCTACCAACTTCAAGACAGCTAACGGATATGTCGTGCGCTATGTTGCCGGGTTTGGGGATAACCCTAGCGATGTTCCGAGTTCTTTGCGTTTGGGCTTATTATCGTTGGTTGGCTATATGTACTCTAACCGGGGAGATTGTTCCGGTGCGGCTGACGCTTGGCACAAGTCGGGCGCGGCTGATTACTTTTCTGCAATCAGGGATCGGCGGATATGAGTTGCAAGTATAGCGCCGGGGATTTGCGCGACCGGGTTAAGTTGTTCAGTAATGAAAAGCAGGGCGATGGTGCAGGTGGCTATAACCGCTCACTTGTTCCGTTCCCGGATAACCCTATCCCGGTAAAAGCAACCGCCATGAGTGCAGGGCGGCGTGATGCTCGCGGCGAATTTGATAAAATACAGAACCGATTTACGTTTGTTTTCAGGTATCGAGAAGATATTAACGAAAGCACTATCATTGAGTTTTTTGGTGACAATTACAGGATCACTGGAAAATGGCCGCACGAAAATAAACGATTCTGGCTGGTGGTAGAAGCTATTAGCGAGCAAGATTGATGGGGTTTAAGTCTTATTTCCCACAAGTACAGCAAACCCTAACCAGCGGCATTCAACGAAATGTTGTTGATGCTACCAACCTTGCCCGTAATGAACTTATAAAGCGTCAGCTTCGATATGGAGCAAGATCCGGGGCGGTATATCGTAAACCTAACCAGAAAGCCACATATCAGGCTTCGGCTCCGGGCGAGCCCCCGGCAAACCGCACTGGCAGATTGTCCGGGAGTTGGCAAACTGATTTTATGCCGGGTGCTGGTCGAGTTGGCACCAATGTAAAATACCTAATTTTCCTTGATAAAGGCACTGCTAACATGGCAAAACGCCCATTGATGGGATGGGTATTTAGTGCCAAGCTACCAGCAATAAGACAGATACTTGGCAGGGGGATCGGCAAGTGATTGAAAAAGTTTTTTATCAGAAAGCGAAAAGCGATGCTGATTTAATGGCTATGCTTCCCGGTGGGGTAACGACCGAATGGAACACAAATGGAGAGTTGCCGAGGGCAATAGTCAGTTATAACTTTACTAATAACGTAAATAACCCGGTTGATTCCGGCTCGGTTTCTATTGATATTTTTGTGCGAGGCAATTCGGTTATTACTGTTAAGGAAATAGCGCAAAAATTCGTTGCTTTATTTGACAGGCATTTAGCCTATACTGATGATACTGGTAACACGGTTCGGTTTTACTACGCCGGGGGCGGTTTTGTGAGTGAGCCCGATCCGCAATTTACTCATTACTCACTTGATTTTAACGTGCGATATTTAAGGGGTTAACCATGCAAAATCGTAAAACAGGCGTTACTAAACAGACCGCTAAGCGTCTTATTATTGATAGCGGCGTTGTCATTCTCAACTATGGGATTGAGGGCTTAGAACGCATTTTAGGCGCTACCGAGGGCGGCGCAACATTTTTAATTGAGCAGGACATTTACGAGCCTGAAATTGATGGCTTGCCGGGTGCACTTGCTGGTACGCGCCGTGTTACTGCCGTTCACCCCCGGATCACAGCCCGGTTGCTTGAACAAACAACACAAAACATTGTTTTGAGCCTTGCTGGTTCCGAGTATTCCCCGGATACTGATAGCGATTACGATGTTATTACTCGAAAGGGTTACGTGATCCCTACTGGTGACCATGTGCAAAATATCGCGCTTGTCGGTCGTGTCACTGGAACCAACAAGCCAATTATCTGCATGATCAAAAATGCTATTGCTGATGGTGGCTTTGAAATGGCGATGGAAGATGAAAACGAAGCTGGACCAGAGATCCAATTCACCGGGCATTTTTCGGCTGATGATCTGGATGCAGAGCCGTGGGAAATCCGCAACCCAATTTTTAAGCCGATAATGCTTAGTTACACTGCTGGAGCTAACGGTTCAATCACTGGCGAAGCAACACAAAATCTTACTGAGGGCGACGATGGCACCGCCGTTACCGCCGTTCCCGAATCTGGTTACGTTTTTGACCAGTGGGATGATGGTGTTACTACTGCAACACGCCGTGATACCAACGTACAAGCTAGCATTACCGTGGAAGCTCTTTTTGTATCTGAATAAACGAGGTAGAGAATGGAAGTTCGCAAATTAAATACTAAGGATCTTTACATTGTCGGGGGCATGCTAAGAAAGGTAGCCCCGGATTTGCGTCAGATTCAATTTGATAAGCAAAAAAACGAATCTGAAAACGAGCATAAGATGCGTGTTGGTCAGGCTGTTTTCTCGCTTTTAGCTGATAAGCTGTACGAGGATGTTTGGGATTGGCTTGCTGATGTTTCAGGTCAGAGCAAAGATGATTTGCTTGCACAGCCTATTGAGTATGTTCCTGAGCTAATCAACCACCTAGCCAAGTCGGAAGATTTGACTAATTTTTTTACAAAGGTGCGAGGTTTGGTCGGGAAATCGATCTGATCGATGCGTTAGCCGGGCGCTATGGTTGGGCTCCCGGCTTAATCCTCGAATGCGATTGGGAAATAGCTGTTAACGCAATCGAGTCGCAACAGCGTGAGTACCTAGATCAGTGGAAACGGTCTGCTTTTATTGGCTTTCAAATGGGTGCTGGCAAAGAGGGTCAGACTTTTGGCGATTATCTAAAAGGTGTCGGGTTATCCGATAAGCCAGACCAAGAGCCTAAGCATAAACGGTCAGAGCGAGCGCAAGCGGCTATAAGTGATGCAATGCGTATCATTTCAAAGGATAATAAAAGGGCGGCTAAATGAAACTGTTTGAAGCGTTTGGCGAACTCGCACTGAAAGGGCAAGAACAGGTCATGCAGGGCTTGAAAGACGTTGACCAGCAGGGTCAATCTTTCGGGCAACGCATGGATCAGTTTGGTCAAAAGGTCGGGAGAGCTGGCTCCGCTATGACAAGGTGGGTTAGTGGACCAATGGCGGCGGCTGGTGTCGGACTTGCCGCTTTAACCAAAAAGGTTGCCGCAAATGCTGACCGTATCGCTAAAGGAAGTCGAGAGGTCGGCTTATCTTATGCTGCTTATCAAGAATTAACGTTTGTACTCGGTCAGGTTGCCGGAGCTTCTGACGAATTAAGCCAACGCGCTTTAGGTCGGCTTAATCAGCGTATTGGTATTGCGGCGCGTGAGGGTGGCAAATATGCTGAGGCCCTTGTTGAAATGGGCTACACACAGGAACAGGTAGCGTCCGGCGCAATCACCGCTGAAGATGCTTTTAATAAGCTCACCACCCGACTTTCACAGTCAAGCACTGCAAGCGAAGCGGCGGCTGTCGCGTCTGAAATTTTGGGCGTTCGCATCGGTCGAGTATTAGGACCCGCTTTACAGCAAAATGCTGGCGTTGTTCAGGATTTAAGAAACAAATACCGCGATCTTGGTTTAGGTATCAGCGGTGAAGCGTTGGAAGCTAGCGAGAAGTTTAACGATCAGCTTGACGTTGTTACTCGCCAATTTAAGGTCGTAGGGGTTGAAATAGCAACAGCATTTATGCCTGTTTTGATGGACTTAATGCTGTTCATTAAGGAAAGCGTTGCCCCTGTTCTGGTTGAATTCGCTGAATCTCTTGGCGCTATATTTGATTGGTTCCAGAAGTTGCCGGAGCCTATGCAGTCATTTTTGGGAACGATTGCTGCTATTGTGGTGGCGCTTGGACCATTCCTAGTTATCGCTGGCAAAGTGCTCTCGATGTTTTCAAAAATTAAGGTCGCTATCGTTGCAATAATAGCTCTTAAAGCAGGTATAACATCCTTTTTAGCTGTTACGACAACCGGGTTTGCTACATTGACTGCGGCGGCGGCTCCGTGGATTGCTCTTGCGGCTCTCATTGTTGCCGCTGTCGTGGGAATTATCGCTATATTCGAGAATTGGGGCGCTATCACCGAGTGGCTTGGACAGGTTTGGGACTCCGCCGTTTCTTCTATCGAGTCCGGGGCAACCTCTGTTCTTGACTTTATGACAAGTTGGGGCTCCAAGTTCGTTGATATATTCCGGCGCTTGCCTGATACGATTTTGAGCTTCATTAGTTCATTGGCTAGCGGTGCGTGGAATGCTATTAAGCAGATGGGCTCTAATATCATAAATGGGCTGGCGAACGCTTGGAGCAATGCGTTAAATGGCGCACAGCAGTTTGTCCGTAGTATGATCGGTGCGATTAGCCGTTTGCCCGGAGTGATTATCCGTACCATTCGTGACATGGCTATGAGTGTTGTGACTGCCATTAGAAACATGGTGCTTGATACGCTTAGTTGGCTTAGGGAGCTTTACAATCAAGCAGTCGGGAACTCTATCATCCCGGATATGGCGCGAGATATTGGCGCAGAAATGGATCAAATGGCTGATGCAGGCGGCGAGAGTGCAAAACAGTTTGCAAACAATGTTTCCGGGGACCTAGAAAATGCTCAAAGTGGTTGGCAGTCGGGCATGGCGGCTCAAACTGTCAGTGGTAGCGGCGATGTTCATGTTGATATGCGAAACAGTATTATCCGTGACGACCGCGATTTGACTGATAGACTAATGCGTAAGGGCGGCGAACTTGCAGGGGCATTTTAATGGCAATTATTGGTCAATTCTCGCAAACGGTAACGATAAATGGCGTTACCTATCGAGTAAGGGATCTAAACTTATCTAACGACTCTGACAGCCGGGTTGCAAAGGTTAGGTTTGCGATTGATCCGGACTCTAACCGAGGTGGTAACACTGATTCGATAAAAGCCGGGGATCAGTTAGTTGTAAGTCAAAACTTTGACGGAAGCAACAAGATAACATCCGGGATCATCCTTACAGTCAATCATAACCGGGCTGGTAATCGTGATGTAATTCAGATAGAGGGGGTTAGCGAAGAATACCAATTACAGCGCGTTCGTTTTGCTTACCTTTGGGAATCTACCGCCGCAGATGAGCTTATTGCTGATGCTTTTGCTCGATTTGCTCCGGGGTTCGGTCTTAGCATAGAGAATGATCCTACCGTCATTGAGTCGATGGAGATACTTTACGACTCGCTTTATGACTTGTTACAGCAAGTTTGCCGCATTACTGGCATGGCATGGCGGCTTGAAAATGGCACTTTCTATTACTTCAATCCTTTATCCCGGACAAGCGGAACGATACAACAGCCTTTTGATATTGAGGGCTCAACTACTCAGGTAAGCGATTCGATTAAGGGTGTCTATAATATCGCTCGGATGCAAGCCTATGAGTTTGCCCAAGTTTGGGCTGAGGATTATGTTAGACCGGGGCAGTGCTTAGATACGCTATTCGTTGATCAAAAATGGGCTGACTGGAAGCTGGCAAACTCGCCTATTGTTCAAGGCGTTGAGTTTATAGATGGTCGCCCGGAAATAACTGCTAACTGGTCGCCTGATGGTGAGGTGAAGCTATCAAGGGGCGTTACTACGCCATACGAAAATGAGCCTTTGCTTATTCGGGTTCGCCTTAAATTTAAACGCCTTGTTTGGGTTGATAAAATAGATCAAGCCAGCATTGATGATTATGGGGTGCTTCCGGCTCCGGCAATAAGTGGTAATGATTCGGTCGGTATTCCAGCGGCAGAGCAAATACTTGAAAACTACCTTGCTGAAAAGTCGCGCCCTATTATAAAGGCGACGATGGGGCTTACCTATTTTGATCATGATGTGGATTCGATTTGCCGACTTGTTTACCCTAGCAAGGGGATAGACCGGGAGCTTTTTGTAAAGTCTTATTCAATCGCTACGAACGGCACAATTACAACGGTAAGTGTTGAACTGGTGTCGCCGTCTGAC